TAATCATTAAGTTCCATTTTGTGAGCTTGGGCAAATAAATTAAGGGTTTCTACCTTTGTTCCTTCTCCCTGTTCAATGCGTCTCACTTGACGCTCGGACACTCCTGTAATATCTGATTGTCGCAGTTGATGCTGTTTGCGTAAAGAGGCAATCGCTCGACCAAAAATCTGATCATGTTTTAATTTAATCGCTGCAAACTTTTGTTTTGCTTCTGGTTCAATCACACTCAAAAAAGCCGCTATATCAAGATGAATGTTTACGACTGGCCAATGAATATAACTACCATCTTCTGCTATAATAAAATTCTCTCTTTCTTCTAGAGGAATACGCTGTAAAGCTGGCATAGATGTAAAGGGAATTTCTAGCTCATCGAAATCACAGTGACTGATTAATAAACTTTCCCCAATAACTAAAGCTGTGGCGATTAAATGTTCTTGCGCTCCCCATATCCAAGCATTAATTACCCTTTCTACTGGTGTAAGTTCTAAAAATTCGGCTACGGTTCCTATTTTCCATCCCGCCGCTTCTAAACGTTGACGTTTGGCTAAATCCATGTCTGTCCTCTTTTTAAGTTGCTGCATCGTAAAGCTTCAAGCGTTTCTCACATCTTTCGATTATTTCTTTCTGTGTTTGATTCGTTTTTTAGCGAATACCTCCAGAATAATGATTGCGTTATCACCTCCCCGGCAATTTGTTGATATTCAACACGAGGAACAGAGCCACTATCCACGTCCCCGCAAGCCACAACGCATAAGCCGGAACTGTGATACTAGCATCTACAGATTTATCGACTAAAGTAGGCATCACCTTTAAACAATCATCCTGAATTACCCCACTCATCCCTCACCTCTCTCATCTTCTTTAATTCCTATTGATAGTTTGGATGACATTACCGCTTCTATTTCTACCCGTTGATGAGCTGATTGAGGCTCTATTTTTTGCGGGTAATTAGATAAAACATAACTACCTTGACGAGGACTAGGAACACTATCGATACCACAACCGAAACCGTGATACTAGCATCTACAGATTTATCAGCCAAAGCAGACATCACATCTAAGCAATCAACCTGAATTACCTCACTCATCTCTCACCTCCCACATCTTTTTTAATCGCTTGCAAAGCCTTTTTTCTTATACTTTCAGGGAATCGATTTATCGCATCAAAAATCTCATCTGTTTCAACGGCATCCGGTACATAAACATCCATTACACGCCAAGCCCGTATTGCCGCTTTTAAAAGTTCCAATGTCAGTTCACTCATCCTTACTTTCCCTTCTGATTATCAACAAAATTTTTCCACACGAGAAGCAGGAACAGAGCCACTATCCACGTTCCCGCAAGCCATAACGCATAAGCCGGAACCGTGATACTAGCATCTACAGATTTATCGGCTAAAGTAGAACTCACCTCTACGCAATCACCCTGAATCACCACAATCACCCCTCACCTCCCCGGCAAATACCCTTAATTGTTTCCGCACTTAAATTAAACTGCCGGGCTACAGAAAAAAGCACATCCGTTCGACTTCCCTGCCCCTTGGCTACCAGCCTCCTAATTTCCTCATCGCGAACCCGCTTAACCAAAGACTTGCAATGAGGGAAATCAATCCACAGCCCACCCCACCCAAAACTTAACTTTTCAAACAAATCGACTATCTCCTGCGTATTTGTGGTAGAGAAGCTCCCTCAAATGGGGGGGCCCCGCCTGATAAATATTTTACACCAGAATTAAAAACCTGTGCTATAATAGTAGAAGGAATGGCTAAGGTTCCTTAAACCGCCTATCGGCGGTACCGATGACCTCCTATTTACCGCCCTCTCATTTGCCTTAATCAGTTGATTGATGTAGGCATCAGAGAGGGGCCGGTATCTATAAACTAAAAGACACAGTGAGCCGTGAAGTTCGAGCGGAACAGGGTAAACCCATACGCTTCACCTCCGCACGCCGTGCCCCGCTAAGTAGTAATACTGATTGACGCTCCCATCGCTAAAAGCGAGGGATTCCCTGTTCATCCAGTTACCTTATCTATTAAGCTTTCACCTAATAGACAGTGGGTAGTCTGTCCGAGGGCTTGAATTTCTGTCCGCCCGACAGTATTTGCTCTGCGAAGGATGTTTATAGCGGCGTTTTCGTCTCTATCCAAGACACAACCACAAGAACAAATATGTGTCCTTACAGATAATGTTTTCTTGACAATATTGCCACAATCAGAACATTGCTGACTTGTATATTGTGGATTTACCGCTACCACAAACTTCCCGTGTATTTTTCCAAAGTAGTCTAACCAATCGGTGAACATTGACCAACTTGCATCAGAAATTGATTTCGCAAGTTTTCTGTTTTTCACCATATTAGAAACCTTCAAATCCTCATAGACTACCAAATCGTTAGATTGGATTAACGCTTTTGCTGTCTTAACGGCAAAATCTTTACGTTGTCTAGAAACTTTTAAATGAAGGCGGGCTACTTTAGATTTCTGCTTTAACCTTTTTTGGCTTCCCTTTTTCTTTTTGGAGAGTTTACGCTGTGCCTTTTTCAGTCGTTTTTCGGCTTTACGGAGGAAACGAGGGTTATCAATTTTATCCCCATTAGAGTCGGTCAAGAAATGGTTTAAACCTAAATCAATCCCTACTTCCTTTCCTGTAGAATTAAGCAGTTCTACTCGTTCAAGGTCTAAGACAAATTGACAATAGAATCCGTCAGCCCTTTTAATAAGCCTAACTCTTTTGATTAGGGGCTTATCTAGAATTTCACGATTATAAGAGCCAACTAGCTTTAACTTACCAATTCCAGTTTTATCTGTTATGTGGATAGACTTTTTATCTTCTAACAGTTTCCAGCCAGAAGTTTTGTACTCCACAGACCTTGAGAACTTCTTGAATTTAGGGTAGCCTTTTTGAGCTAAACCTTTCTTACAATTGTCATAGAAACGAGATATAGCAAACCAAGCTCTTTCGGCACTAGCTTGACGAGCCATAGAGTTAAGATTACCTACAAACGGAGTGTCTGAATCATTACTCAACGTTGTTACAAATTTGCAAAAAGAAGCATAATTTACCTTATCTTCTCTGTGAGAATCCATCCAGAGTCTAATGCACTTATTCCGAATGAACTGTCCTATTCTAATAGCTTCTAAGATAGCTATTTGTTGTTGTTGTGTAGCTTTAACCTTAAACTCTATGACTCGCATTGACCCGACCTCTCAATGTGTTATGTTATCACTATATCATCTCACCGTACAAGTTGTCAATAGGCATGGAACCCAATTACTTTAAGACCCGCAGGGCTACGTTTAATCTTACTGTTCATATAGTGTTGGTGACTAAATATCGGAGAAAAGTATTCAAGAAAGAACATTTAGAGTTCTTAAATGAGGCTTTTAAGTCTATTGCTGATAAATGGGATGCCAGTATCGTAGAGTTTAGCGGTGAGTCTGACCATGTCCACATTCTTTTAACTTATCCCCCCCATAAATTACTAAGCGGGTTAATTGCTAATTTGAAATCTACTTCAAGCAAGCTTTTGTGGGATAACTACAGTGACCATTTAAAGAAGATTTACTGGAAAGACAAGAGAGTATTATGGACAGGAGCTTACTTTGTGGCTAGTTGTGGTGGCGTTACGATAGATCAACTTAAAAAATATGTGGAGAGCCAAGACTCCCCAGAATATTAATCGTGCTTCGCCGTTCTATACTGGTCGGCTTTTCATCTCATCGGTAAAACCGAGAGCCTTCAAACCGACATTTCAAGTAAACAAGATAGGGCTAAATGTACAAGACTTGACATCGGTTACGTCAAGCGCGGTAGGTTAATTCTGACTCTAGTGGACGCCGCCAGCGAGTAGGACGGAGGGAAACATCCTCCGTTACGTTGGTGCGCTAGACCTATTGTGTGCAACATTTAACCTAAACAAAGTTGAGTATCGCTACTCAAACCTTGAAAAAGTACGGCATCATCTCGAAAGATAACGGCTGTTGCCTGCAAAGCACGAAACATAATATTTCGTGCGCCGTGCCAATCTCGTGGCGCTTGATATCCACAATGAGGACACTTAAAGACCTTGGAACCACCCAGTTTTTCGTGAATATGCCCGCACTCGGGACAGGTTTTGGATGTATAGGACTCGTTGCAACGAATCACTAAAACACCATGCCTATCTGCTGTTTGCTGTAAGTGTTGAGCGAATCGGTAGTGACTCCATGTTAGGAGATTCCGTGCCGACTTCTTGTTGAGCTTCCGGGTGGATTTTGAGACCATTTGGCCCGTCTCAAAAGTGGGCAAAAAGATAAGCTTGTAATGCTGAACCAAAAACGACGCAGTTTTAGCGTGAAGGTCTTTGATTAAGTTTTTAATCCGACCCCGAAGCTGACTAGCGGCCCGACGCATTTTGTAACGCTGACGTTTTGATTTAGACGTGCTAATCCGAGAGCAGAGTTGGTCGAGATGCAGGCAAAGACGATGTATTGCTCCGATGTCTTTCCCGCCAACTTCTAAAACAGTTTCTCCGTCATAACCAGTTAAAAAGGTTCTTACTCCTGGGTCTAGAGCAATAACTCGATTTTCACTGGTCAACTCAATTGGTTTTAACACAGGAAAGCAGGCAAACCATTGCCGCCGAGTGTAAACCAACTGAGTGCCATAATCGCAATGAGAAGGAATTTCTTGGGGGGACGTAAAAAATAATCCTTTGGTAAGTAAAGGATACCACGTCCCCTTTTTGAAATTTCCCGCCTTGAATTTGATGACTTGCGACGTTGCTCGGCATGACTTTAAGTGAGCGGAACCCTTGTTAGCAATAGCCTGTCGATGCGCGTCACAAGCATCCGCAACGGCTTCTTGTAACTGGTGTCCGGGTAAGGTTTTAACCCATTCGGGCTTGGCTAAATCCCGAAGCTCGGCTTGCATATCATAGATATTAGGTTTGGCACCTTGGCAAAGTAAATTAATCGTTTGGTTGTAGATCCATCGATAAGCTGCCAACCATTGTTTCCAGACTTGATGCAACTCCCTAGATGGAAAGACCCTGATCTTCAAGACACTGTTGGGTTTTTCCTTCTTCGACTTGTTGCGGGGATTCTTCTTGAAGGGCTTTTTCGGTTTGCTTTTGGTATTTTCGCAATCCGTAAAGCCTAGTAGAGAAACAGTGGAGGATGGACAGAATATCTTGAACGAGTTCTTCGTGGGGAGAGAGTTTAGATTCATTGAGAACCACGAGTTTGCACTCACTCTGCTGACAAATCCACTCAATAAGTGGGAACCCAAATCGAGCGAGTCTGTCAGGGTAGGCAACGGCAAGCAAGCCGACATCTCTTTGATATATTCGCTCCAAAATAGAGAGGAACCGCTTCCGTTTAAAATTGAGTCCGCTTCCAATTTCTGTGATAATTTCAGCCCGAGGATACTTTGAGCGTAGAAATTCAGCTTGTCTTTCGAGGTCGTCTTTTTGTCCGTGGGTGGAAACCCTTGCGTAACAGACAATGGACTTACCTTCCGACTCGTACTCTTCAATGCAGTAACGGCGTTGCCCTCCGGGTGTTCGGATGCTTTTGACTTTTCCTTCAGCTTCCCACCTTCTGAGGGAGGAGACGCTGACCCCGAGGTTTTGGGCGGCCTCTTTCGGCGTGACATACTTCATTTGTGGTTAAAAGTTTGTATCTGACTATAGTGTAACACACTTAGCGACTTTTGGGGATGTTTAAGTAGAAAAAAGACTACTAGGAATGAGTCTCGCCGATGGAGAATTGCCTTGTGGCTCAGGCAATCCGTAGTGAGTGCGGTAGCCGTGTTCTCCATGGTAAGACTATTCCATTCAACCGGCAAGGACGTCTCGTTAAGAACCCCATCGCGTACTTTGTAAGTATTGTTAAGTTGAGCATCGAACGCACCTTTGCTGCACTCGGTCTACAGGTGGAGGCAGTGAATGTGCTACTCGAGCTGCCCCGCAACTTCGGCATCGCTCGAGTGAGCTGGGCCCCCCGCTTCTTCGTTAACGCCCTCCGTAAACTCGGGTGGCAATACGACTAGGCTCTTGAGATCAGCTATATCCATAGTGACGACACTTCGATTATTATGAGTAGTGATGAATAGGCGGCACCCCTGCGCCTGAGCAGTAGCCCACTCATCTTCAGTAGGGCCTAGTGTATTACGCCGGGCCACCCGCGTCTTATGCTCTATACGCCAGGTCTCCCCATCTATAACAAGAGAGCCATCCCCGTCTCCGAAGATGGCTCCACTGGCCACTGTTGTTCTTGCACCTAGATTCCGTAATACGCGTCTCTCAGTAGCGCGTCCTATCTTCGATGCAGTGTTAGTCTGCTGCGATGCAGTGTTAGTCTGCTTGCGAGGGGGCGGAGGGGGCTTCTCATATGCGGGGTGACTCTTAATAGAGGGGCTACCAGCCAGTGGTAAATAGGCCAGCTCACCCTCTCCTATCTCAGCTCTACATTTATGACATGCTATATCCAGATTACGGCAGGCCTGCTGCCACTTTAGTGGACAGGTCATGCCACGCCGGCGTATACTAACTGTAGCGGTACGGGCGCAGTGCCTACGGCTTCTAGTTCTATCTTAGCATCGACTATGTTTACGTTATTAAAATGATAGGAGCCAGCTACTACTTTTGGTAGATTAATAATAGAGCTACCATTATTGATAACACTGAGGTTAACAGAACCTGTCTCACACGAGAGACCTATTACCTGTAGCGCAGTAATATCGATTAGATCAATCGATACTTCTGCGCCGGGGCTTAGGGTTAGAGTAATGGTGCGGGGCAGCGTGGTATCTGTAAATGTATAACTAGCAGAGAGCTGTGTATACAATCTACCACGTGTACCACTAAATTCAACTGTATAATGCATTAATTTAATCCTTTATGCGGTATCCAACGTACAATCTAGGCGCCTCATTAGGCTTAACTCGATAGAGCCGACTAACATATAACTCGTATCCGTCCTCTATCTCGTAGTTAGTCCTTAGACCACTATTAGGCCTAAGGACTATATCATTTAGGTGGTGCCAATCACTATATATAGTAATTGGCACCTGATAGGGATTTGCTATATCCATATGCCACATTTCGCTACTCACTGATATCTCCTTTCTAATGCTTACAGAACGCCATACACCGATAGTATAACCATATTAACCACTAGCTACAATTCTATGCCAATTATACTATCGGTGAGTAAGGGAAGTCCTCTTACTTGTGCTGAACTCGACAATAACTTTCTAGAGGCTGCTAATCGCGCCAATCATACGGGAACACAGGCCGCCAATACTATATACGATCTATCTGACACAGTGCGGGCGTTTGCATTTATTGCCGACATGCTGGCTGATATAGCCACTCTAGAGAATGAACTACAGGAATTACGCGACGATCTATTCGGTGACGGTGAGTTACGGCGGATCATTGAGAACATACAGCAGTTAGTCAATGATCTAATTAATAACCTAGCTGCTGTCATAAGTGAGCTAACTATAATTAAGAACCTACAGACACGCTGCGATACTAACACAACTGCCATCAGTGGTCTACAGTCTCAATTTACTACATTGAGTAATCAACTAACTGCTCAGATAGCCACCATCAATGCCACAGTCAGCGCTATAAACGACAGGCTCAATCTAGAGATACCCAAGATAGTAGCATTACAGAATACTGTAGGTAGTCTACAGACACAAATAACTAATCTATCAAACACTAAGGCTAATATAGACTGGGTTAACCAGGCCATAGCGGCTAGCTTCAGCCAGGCGGGTGCCCCAGTAGGTTCTATAATCATGTGGCCAGCGGACATAATATCGCCTACCGCCTACCCTACTAATTGGATACCATGTCATGGGCAGGCGATCAGCAGGACGCAATACTCAGCGCTATTCGCGGTGATAGGTATTTCTTACACTAATTTTACGAATACTGATCCTACTACCTTTAACGTCCCTAATATGCCGCGCTGGGGCTGGCCATCAATACATCCCATCATCCCTTACGTCGTATACCTAATACGCGCGGCCTAGCGACTCAGGAACTCATCTCGACCATTCTCGACTACACGTATGATGTGAGTAAGGTCGAATAGTGGATTAACGTCAGCTATACTATTAGCCCACTCATTAGCTATCACACGGTAGTTGATGTGGCCCCCTACTCGAGAGCGAAGCTGGCACACATAGGCCATATGCTTATGAGAACCGCCTATACAGTATCGTATATTATGGGCTAGTGGTATACGATACTGTATAGCAGGGCCGCCCAGTGTCTCGTAATATTTATCCAGCACCTCTCTATAACGCTCAGCTATAGGGAGGTGCTCTATATAGAGTGGTAGAGTATAACCAGCATCCCCCCGTAATAGCTCTACATTAGTTAGAGCAGGAAAGTACCGCCATATACTGCGGTGACGATTGAAGTCGCGGGCCGCACCCACATCCATATAACCACTCATGTACATATGCGGTGCATTGAACTGAGTAGGTAATCTATCGTAATGCCGCCACTTAGTCAACTCCTCTCGCAGCGTAGCTAGTAGTCTTCTATTAGTAGATAGGACTAGGGCCGGCCGATAGACATCATTCTGGAGTAATAGAGCCAGGTTACCAATGATATCGCAGTCTTGCTCCTGTACAATTACTAGCTTTGAGCGATAATATTCATCTCTCATATTAACAGTGAGAGATGATTGAGCTGCCCGCGCCATGTTACCTAGACTAACGCTTAGGTCATGCCGTGCCTCTGCATGACGTATAAGTCCAGGAGCACCTGCTACGTAGCCCTGGGCCTCTAGCTCAGGACAACCACCCAGTAGTTGCTTCAGCATGTGCCCAATGGCACTGTATAACTCATCGGGCCCCGAGTTAATTTGATTACTCAGTAGGTCACTGATGAATCGACTCCACGTCTCGGCATCCGATGTGATACCCAGACTAGTGCGGGCTCCCATAGGTAATAGATAACGCGTACAGTCCAGCGTACGGGCATCCAGCGCCTGTACCTGGCGTTTATCGCTCATGTCTACGTCGTAAGCGCGGGCCAATGCCTCTCGAGTGGGCTCATAGAGCTCCTCATATGCGCTGAATAGATAGTCCATTGACTTGTCATAGGACTCATCACCGACTCTATAGTAATCGCCCATCTTCTGATAACGAGTACTGCGTTCCTGCCCTGCTCCTAGAGGCATAGTATTGAACAGATAGAACGCAAACCATAGGGGAATACCTTCAAAGCACACTGATAACGTGGCCAGGCCCTGTACACTACCGTGACCATAATTATAGAATATATTATGAAGACGTTTATCTGCATCTACTCCCCGCGCCTCATTGAGTAGATTCTCTACTGACTCAGCACTGCGAGAATATCGTGCCATAGTATAGGCTATAGTGGCCTCATACCTCTGCCCCGGGCGGGCCACAGGACAGAATACCTTAATATTGCGCTTAGTATCAGTAATACAGGCAAGCCCTAATTGACTATCATAATTATAATTCACCTACAAAGTCCTCGTGAATAGATATAAAACTAGAAGCACTTAAACACTAACTTAAGAATGTACTTAAAGGCCTGAAGGATGCCCTATTAAACATGAATATACCACAGAATGATAAGGCCTACACTATTCATTTAACTCCGCACACTCTGGTTAAAGAAGCTCTACCGCAGGTCACTGATTTCCTATGGCAGAACACGTTTAGTCTGACTCTATTTATTATAATCTTTATTGGGCGATGGATATTCCGCAATCAGATAGAGCGCAGGTACGCTATACAGGATCTGATACGCCATGTTAGCACTATAGATAAGGACATCTATATCCTTGATCTACTCAACCAGATACGGATTACAACGGCGGCCGATAGAGTCTTACTCCACCAGTTCCATAATCCTGGTCGTAGTATATCTGGTCTTAAGTTCCTCAAGATGACGTGTACTCATGAGAGTCTGGCCCCCGGGATTAGCAGTATAGCTAATCTCTATAGACAGGTATTAATTAGCGACCATTGCTATGACCTACCTACTCTAGTGCAACACGCTAGTACCCGATCCTTTATGAAGACTGATGCTAACTCTATACTACTTAGCTTTAAGCAGCGGGCTCATCTAGATATAATAGGAGTGCGACATTTATATCAGCAACTATTATTGGATGATGATAGCCCTATAGCTCTCATTAGCGTCCACTTCATAGGGGAGGGGGGTACAGCTATGGATACCACGCAGGTGAATGATATAGTTAATATAGTGACCTATAATCTACTCGCTATCTAATAA